GCGCGCGAGATGATCACCCAGTTCGAGCCGGTGGCGATTGTATGCCGCTCGACCTTGACGCGCGTCCCCGCGGAGAAGCTGTCCTGGGGGTTCGCATTCGACGCCCAGAAGCGCTGCTTCGTGATGACGTCCTCGAGGTAGTACGTCGTGCGGTCGCGGCGCTCGATGACGGTCGCGATGCGCGTCTTCGAATCCGCGATCCGGTGCGCGCGGTCCTGCTCGAGCGTGCGGCTAGTCGCCATCGGCAACCTCCGGCGGATACCAGCGGAGCGTGCCCGACTGCGTGCAGCTGTCGGGATCGCGGTCGATCGAGTCGATGATCATGCGGAGGCCGTCGAGGCCGTCCTCTTCGTAGCCGTCGAGCTCGACGTAGTGCCCTGGGCGCGCGATGTGATCGATCGGGAGGATGAACGGGCACGACCAGGAGGACTCCTCGCGGAGCTTCGACCGCGCGATCGCGAGGAGATCGGCGTCGCCCTGGCAGTACTCGCTCGAGATGAAGTCCTCGAAGACGCCGCACAACGCGATGCGAACGAGATCGCTGGCCGACTGCCGGAGCTCCTGGGAAAGCGTGCGCGGCTCGATCGTCTCCGGCCGCGGGCGGGTCGACGTCACGCGCTTCGTGGGGAGCGTCTCGACCTTGTGCGTTGCGGGCTCCGTGACCGATTCGCCGTAGAAGTAGGACTCGTCGTCGATCTTCTGGTAGCGCTTCCGGCGGATCGATGTCGGCTGGAGTGAGGCCTCCTCGTCGGACCAGTACTCTTTCGAGTCGAAGCCATAGACGAATCCGCCGGCGCGCGCCGAGGTCACCTGCGAGCCGCGGGCGTAACCCTCGACGGTTTCCGTCTCGGAGACGAGGAGGTCTTCGTCGTCGACGACCCACTCGGTCGTCACGCGCTCGGCCGGGATGCCGGCGATCACGTCTCCGGTCGCGGTGTAGACAATCGGTGCGTGCAGCCCATCGTAAAACTCCATCGTGCCCTGGCCGTCCTCGGTCATCCAGATGGGATTCCCTCCTCCGTTCTGAGTCTCGGTCGGTGGGGGCCCGCCCGTGAGCTCGTAGAGCGCACGCGGGATGAAGAACGGGAAGGAGCGCTGCTCGACCTGGCGAACGACGAACGTTCCCGGCACGAGCGCCGTGGAGCTGAGGTACTTCCGGATGTCGGTCACCTTGATCGGGCGCCACTGCTCCCGCTTCTCGGCGCGCCAGGAGCCGTCGGCGTACTGGTAGACGTGAAGGAGGGTCGCCTCGTCGACGGTCGTTCCGTCGGACTCGAGCTCGAGGCGCACGCTGTTCCAGGCGTACCACCCCCACTCGACCTCGCGGCTCGAGAGGAGCATGTCACCGATGAAGCTCTGCGTCGTGTCGACGCGGCGGGTGACGCGGCTCACCGGCACGGCGTCGCCATAGGAGACCGGCGACGGAGCTCCGCCGGAGATCACCTCGAAGACGGCGCCTTTGATCGCATAGTCCTCGACCGTCGTCTGGGAGAACGAGATCGTCCGGATCCCGGTCGGGTCGGTGCGGTCGTAGTTGATCGTGATCGCCGTGAACTTGTTCGTCGCGACGGCCGAGGGAGGCGTCAGGGGTCCAAGCGACACGACGTTATCGGGCGAGAGGATGAGCGCCGGCGGCATCGTCGCCGAGTAGCGCTCGACCATGAGCTCGTCGTCATCGTTGAATTGAATCCACCCGCCCGCGGGCTCGATCCAGCCGCGGGCGAAGTCGAGCGGGCGGAGGTCGACCTGGCTGAAGGGCTTGTTGATCGGAGTCGTCGCGAGGGGGCCGAGATCGACGGCGCCGACGGTGATCCCGGCAGCCTCCATCTCGCGGATGAAGAGCGCCTCGCGGGTGATTCCGCTGTTCGCTTCGTTCGACGGGCCGATCGACCCCGAGGCCTTGAGACTCGCGGCGTCGAGGCAGCTGAGGCTCGTCGTCTTCGTGTCCTTGTTGTACGGCGCCGCGACGCCGTAGCCGCGAAACTTCACGCGGGTGACGGGCTGCGACGGATCACCGGTCGTCACCGACACGCGCACCGGAATCGTTCCACGCACGGCCGCCTGGAGCATCGGATTCCAACGCGCGCCATAGAGCTCGATCTCGCAGCGCCTGGCCCAGTCGCTGCGCGACGCGGAGATCGAGCGGACCCGGTACTCGGATTCGTGAATGCTCTCGAAGCCGGCGCCGAGGTTGAGCTCGAGGCTCCAGTAGTGGAGTCGCTCGCGCGCGCCGCCCGCGGCGATCGCGGCGTCGTCTCCGTCGATCGTGCCGGTGAGCGGGTGAACAGTGTCGCTCGCGGAGTTGATGTGGATCTGCAGCGGATGCCCCGTGGCCGCCGTCGTCGTGACCCTGCCGGTGAGTACGATCGCGCTCGGCATCAGCGCTCCATGAAGACGAGCTCGCGTTCCTCGCGGAAGCCGCCCGGGTAGCTCTCGCCCCCTGCGATGAGGCGAACGAGCATGGCCGGATACCACTTGATGCGAACGACGTCGGCGGCGCCACACGCGGAGAGCCGGAAGATCACCTCGTCGCGGCGCGCGCCTGACGCGGCGGCCTCGCGCGCGACGTTGCACACGCCATCCACCGGCACCGAGACCGAAGAACCGGCGATGTGCGTGACAATCTGCGTGGTGCCGTTACGCCTGCAGGTGAAGAGGTAGACGCTCTCGTCTTCGCCGAAAATGCTCGGTGCGTTGCGTCGCCGGCGCGGGAGCCAGAAGTCGGTTTGACCGGCGACGGCGATGTACTTCGCGCGGATCGGCTTCCAGTAGGAGAACTGCATCTCGCCGAACTCCGACTGCAGCTCGGCGACCTGCTCGAGGTCGTCGTCGTTCGACGTCGGGTACGGGAGCGTGAAGGAGTAGCGGTCCTGGAGGAACGGCAGACCAGGCTTGCGGGCGCGCGAGTAGCGGATCGAATCGCCGTCGGTGTCGACGTCGGTGACGTAGATTTCGCGCTGTGCCTCGAGTCCGGCCGGCAGACGCAGGTCTTCGCCGTCGATCGTGAGTGCGCGCCGGAGGCCGCGTCCTTCGCTCATCGTCCCATCACCTCATTGAGAATGCCGTCGAGCTCGTCCTTCGTGAGCTTCGCGTCGCGGCCGCGCTGCTTCCGGACGATGTTCAGCTTCTTGCGGATCATCTTTCGGAGGCGCCCGAAGTCGACGTCCTTCGACGCCGGCGCCCAGGTGTGCATCGTGATCTCGAGCGCGCCGAGGTCGGGGTCCGTGATGTCGTTGTTCGCCATCGCGATCCACATCTCGAACAGGTACGAGAATCCAGTTCCGGAGAGGAGTGCATTGACGGCCTGTGCCTGGCGCGCCTGGCCGGCGCGGAGCTTGGTGTCGAGGCGCTCGATGGTTTCGGTGAGGACGGAGATGGTCGTCGTCGCCTGCTCACAGGTCGTGCGAAGGCCGTCGACGGCAGCTGAAAAATCACCGATGCTCATAGCGGACTCTGCCTCGGGCCACCCACTCCGGCCGGAGGTTCAGGCAGCGACTTCGGTTTGAGGTACGGAGTCCCGTCGGCGCCGGCAGACGTCGCGAGGTTGAGCCGTTCGACCGCGGCGGCGAGGTTGTTCGTCGCCGTCGCCGCGTCGTTGATCTTTGCTGCATCCGGAGCGAACTCCGCGAGGTTCGTCTTGATCGCCGCGATGTCATCCGGTTTGAACTTGCCGATCGCGTCGGCGAAGTCGTGGAGGCTGGTCGCCGCCTTCGGGCCTTCGTCCGCGATCTTCTTGACCCCTTCCTTTGCGACGGCCGCGAGTGACGCGGCCACCGGCGGCGTCGTCACGGAGAGCGTCTTCATGGAGTCGTCGACCTTCTTGACGGCGTCGGCGCCATCCGGGGCGTGGGTCGAGAGATCGACGATCCCCTTGCCGAGATCGGTCATCGACTTCGCCGAGGCGCCGGACGAGTCCTTCATCCCCTGAAGGACCGACTCGAGCTTCTTCGACTTGCCGGCGGCGTCGTCGGTGGCATTCGAGAACTGAATCATTCCGGTCGCGCCGGTTGCCTGCTCCTTGCTGAGCTTCGCGGTTTCCGCTGAGGCCTGCTTCGCGGCATCGGTCCATTTGATCGTGATCCCCTGGCCGTCCTTGCGCGTCTCGTTGAGGCGGTCGAGATCCGCGAGCTCCTGAATGAATGCCTGCTTCTGCTCGGCCGAAAGCGTCGCGGAGTTCTTCGCGGTGTCGATGATGAGTTGGAGGCGGGCACGCTCCTTCGGGGTGAGGTTGTCGAGCTTGTCGACGACGCCCTGCATCTCGCCCGCGAGCTTCGTCATCTCCTGCGAGTTGAGCGCCCCCTCCGGCGCGAGCTTCTGCATCGCGTTGACGAGATCGTCGACCTTCTCGGACGTGCCCTTCGTCGCCTGCTGCACGCCGTCCTGCGCCGCTTTCAGCGCGTCGGCGGCCGCCTTCGATGCCTCGGCATCGGCGCGGTAGGCCTCGCCGCTCTTGTTGACGGCGGCGTCGAGCTCGTCCGACGCCTGGCGCGCGCGCGCCGCGTGGGCTTCGAATTCGTCGGCGTTGCCCGAGAGCTTCGCCATGACGGCCTGTGTACCCTCGGCGAGGAAGTCGAAGAACTTTTCGAGGATCGTTTTGATCTTGAGCGCCTGCCCCTCGGCGAGGTCATCCCACTCCTGCATGTCGGTGCCGACGAAGTTGTTGAACTGTCCGCCCATCGCAAGGCCCGCGCTGAGAGCTCCGGTGATCCCCGCGAGCGAGGTCACGAACTTCGCCATCTTCGGGTCGAGCGTGACGAGCGCATCGCCGAACCCGTTGAACTGGGTGTTCGTGGCGATCTGTGTACCTTTGAGCCGGTCGGTCTCGGTCTCGAGCTTTTTGACGGTCGTCGCGGCTTTGTCGGTCGCGGTCTCCATCTGCTGGTAGCGCGCCGCGTAGTCGGGGCCGAGCTGGTCGAGGGTCTTGCCGGTCGCCTTGATCTCGTCGTTGAGGAGGATCTGTGCCTTCCAGATCTTCTCGATGTCGCCCTTACCGACGTCACCGTCCTTCGCCATCTTCGCGGCGTAGTCGTCGAGCGCCCGCTCCATGCGGCGCGTCGCGACCTCGACCCCATCGGGCGCGGTCTCGAGCTTCTTGAACGCGGTGCGCGCGGCGTCGAGGCTCGCGGGTACCTTGTCGCTCGCGGCGATGACGTCACGGATTCGCTGCTCTGCTTTTGTGAGCGCCGTCGCGAGTGCATCCGGCGGGCCAGTGGGAAAGGCCTTCGCGATCGCGTCGGCGGTGCGCGAGAACTCGGCTATGAGTCCGTCGAGCTCTTTTGCGCTTGCCTGCTGCCCGTCGGCAATTTTCTTCGCGGCAGCATCGCTCGCCTTCTCAATCGTAGAGAAGCCCCAGGTGATCTCCGCAGCTGTCGCATCCGAAGCGGGGCCGAGGGCGCGGACTGCGTCCTCAACGGACTTGAAGTCCTGCCGGGTCTTATCGAGGCCGTCGACCTTGACCCCGATCCGGATGTCGCGTGCGCCAGCCATCGGCCCATGCCCCTACTCGCCGGCGATCGTTGCGTGCGTGCAGTGATACGTCTCGACGCAGGCCGCCACGGCCTCGGTGCCGCTCACCCAGAGCTTGATCGGCTCGTCCATCGCGCCCGACTTCTTCGGGTCGCTGCCGGCCCCTGAGACCTGCACCTGGGCGAGATAGAAGCGCGCCCGCTCGCGGTAGTCGCCGCGACCGATCGGATCGCCGAGGAGATCCATGTCGACGATGATTTCCTCCGCCGTCTCGAGGAGGTTCACGAAGTCCTGATCGACGAAGCGGCGGTCGAACGAGAGTTCGTGGATCTCAATGTCGGGCTTGAGGAAGCCGTACGGAGTCTTCCGGCCGCAGCCGCGGTCGGCTTCCTTCTTCGCGGTCGTCTTGAGCGTTGCCTTCTTGATCGTGCGCGCCTCTCCGTCGGCCGTGATCGTGAGCCCGTTGCAGCTGAGGCGCTGCCTCGAGGAGTAGGTCGCGGCGTACTTCGTGCGCTGCGCCGGGATCGAGAACTCGTCGTTCACCGAGAGCGTGCCGCCGGCGGTGAACATGAACTGGAAGGGCTCGAGCGGATCGCCGGAGGCCTGCGTCACGCCGTCTTCGATGATCGCGTCCTGCCACTCGTCGGCGTCGACGAAGTACTCCGTCGTGCCGTACGTTGCGGCCTCGGTCGACTTCACGACGACCTTCGCGTTTGCTCCGTCGAGCGCGCCGGCGTCGGTGCACTTGAACCAGAGCTCCTGCTCCGGGCGGAGAATCCCGCGGGTGTAGAGCTTGCCGGTGTAGGTCGCCGCGGTCACTTCGACGACGGCGTCACCCTGGCGAGTGTAGGAGGCCGACTCGCCGACCCACGACACGACGACCGGCGCGTTCTGCTCGAAGTCGATCTGACGCTCGGTGAGCACCGTCTCGAGGTTGAGCTGCGCCTTGGAGATGTCCTTGTCGAATTCGAACGAGAGGGTGTCGATGAGCGTGCCGACCGAGTCGCCGGTCTGCAGGTCGCGAACGGTCCAGACGGCGGGCTGCGTCGTCGTCGGGATGTTCGCGCCGAGCGAAGCGTCGGCGGTGTTGTCGGTGTAGATCACCGTCGTGTTGTCGGCGATCGTCGTGAGGAGCTTGTACTGGCCCGTGACGGGATCGGCCGCGACCGTGCGGTAGACCTTGCGGGCGGTCGTGCCGGCGGGGCCAACCGCAATCGACGTCAGCGCGACCTTTCCGTCGGTCGTCTTGTCGACGACGGTGACGCCGCCGGAGGCATCACCCCCGGACGTCTCACCCGCGGGCGAGACGAAGGTCACCTTGTAGTAGTGAATCCCGTTCTCGACGTTTCCGGCGCCCGTTCCCGAGAGCGCGTCGACCGGCGCCGAGGCGAAGGTCGGGCGAGCGATCGAGGCGTAGCCGCGCAGCGCCGCCGAGAGCGGGGCGAGGTCGTCGATCGTCGGCTGCGACTTGAACTTCACCGGCAGCGTGATGATCTCGTTCCTCCCCTTCTGCGTGCGGCCGGAGGGGTCCATGTTCTTCGACGGGTCGAGCGGGCGGTCCGGGTTGCACTCGAACTCCATGACCCGGAGGAAGCGCCAGATCGCGGCGCGGACGCCGTGAGCCACCGTCTCGAAGCCGTAGCCGAGCTGTGATTTCTGTCCCTGCGTTCCAAGTAGAGCCATCGCTTAGTCCTCGTCGTCGGTGGTTTCGTCGTCTTCCATTGTGGCGTCGATTTCGGTGTCGTCCTCGAGGGCGACGTCGCTCGCCGTATGTGCATACGGCGCCGTGAAGGGCTCGGGATCGGGCATGGTGACGAAGGTGAAACCACCCGTCGAGACGAGGCTCGCCGCGTAGCTTTCCTGTCCGGGGAGGATCGGCTTCGCCTGGCCGGCGCGCCACGAGCCCATGCCGTTCTTCGCGGGGTCGCCCTGGGGCGCCGTGTGCTTGTACTGGAGTCCGTTCATGCGCGGTTTCCTTCTGCGTCCTGTGAGGTGTCGAAGACGAGGTCGACATAGAAGCCGAGCACCGTCTCCTCTTTGTTCGTCGTGACGCCGAACTGCGGCGTTCCGAAACCGTGATTGAGATAGCGGTCCGTCCCCTCGTCGAGAGGATCGGAGTCGGGATCGATGAGGCGCCCGCGGTTCTCTCCCGAGGCGGCGACGATCGCCGCGATCTTCCGCGGCACATCAACGCTCGGCATCGACTCGCCCGGCTGGATGTGCGCCGGCGTTGCGGCCGATCGGTTCTCCCAGAACGTCACGCGAACGGCGATGGTTGAATCGGTGAGCTCACCGAGCTGGTAGGTCCACTTCTCGTCGACGATCGGCGCGACGTCGATCTGCCGCGCCTTGATGCTCGTCGGATCGACTGCAGGCCCACGGAAGCGGAACTGTGAGGCGTTGCCGCCGAGCTCGGCGAGGAGGTCAGCGTTGGCCGCGACGAGTGCATAGACCGCCTCGGTGGCCCGCGTGAGAATGGCGCGCAGGAGTGCCATCAGGCGGCCGCCAGTTCCCCGACGATGTAGTCGGCGATGTCATCGCGAATGCGGTCCTGCAGCGTCTCGGAGAGGAAGAGGAAGTCGAACTGCGTGTTCTGCGGACGGGTGACCGTGCCGGTCACGAAGAAGTGCGCGTGCGGCGCATCGTTGATCGCCGACACCCAGTCCTTCCCGAAGTCGAACCGGTTGCTGTTGACGAGCCCCCCCGACATGATGAGTGGCCGGCGCGCGGCATCAGCCGGGCGCGCCTTGCGACCCGAGTAGGATTTCTTGTCTTTGTACTTGTCGCGCTTCCTGGTCGACTCGGCGAGGTCGCGTCCCGACCAGTTGCGGATGTTGTAGGCGACCGCCTGGTACATGAGGATTCCCGCCGGACGAAGCACTGGCGAGAGGTCCGTCACGCGCCCTGCGGCGCGCTTTACGGCCTCTTCAATCGCGGAGTTGAGCGCGATCGTCACCTTCGCCATCAGAGCTTCTCCACGCGGGCGTTGTATTCGTCAGAGCCGACGATCCGCGTCCGGCCGCGGTAGCGAACGCCGCCACCCGACGCAACGGCCGAGCCGATGGGGTCGAGCCCGTCGATGTTGACCGTCCCGCCGATGAGCCAGCTGAGCCAGGAGTAGGCGCGCTCCTGGGCGCGCTGGATGGTCTCCGGCTGCACGTCGTCGCCGCTCGTGAGAATGCCGAGGACGATCGACTCGATGTGGTGCCGCACTTCGGGGGTGACGGTCGTGTACGTGAGCGCGTCGACCGAGGCCTCCGTGTAGCGGTTCACCGCGGCCGAGCGGAACATGTCGGACGCCTGAACGATCGCGGCGTCGGTGTTCGGGTGCGTCGGGCCGTCGTCGCCACCCGCGTACTGCGTGAGACGAGCCTCCGATCCGACGCGGAGCGCGAGCTGGTTCCATGTCGTGAGCGTGAGCGGCATCGTCTCCGGCCTTAACAATGAAGGCCCGCGCGCGTGTCACGGGCCTTCACTTGAACGCTGATCACACGCGGATCAGATTGAGCTTTCGCGAACTACGCCTGGTCGGTGTTCGTCCAGATCGCGCCGGCCTTGAGCACCTGCTTCGGGTCGGCGAACTCCGTGACCTCGACGTAGTGGATCTTGTTGTTCGGGGTCGCCCAGCGGCCGACGTTGAAGCGGACGCCCGTTTCGGGGACGTTCGCGTAGTACGTGCGGCCGAAGACCGGAGCGACGTCGTCGTCTTCGTCGATCGCGCCGAGCACCGGGTCGCGGAGATCGAGACCCGTGTAGATCGCGATCGCGACGTCCGGCGTCCAGATGTCGGTCGAGGCTCCGGCCGCTCCGGGGAGCGCCTTCGCCTGGGTGACGGCTGAGGCCGGGAGGACGCGCGCGACGCGGAACATCTTCGCGATCGTGTCGAGGCCGATGAGCGCCGGATCGGCGGGCGTGCCGCCCATCTCGATCCGGTCGAGGAGCGTCGCGTTGGAGAGCACGCTCTTTAGCGCGGTCTTGCCGAGGACGATCGTGTCGAAGAAGACGCCGAACATGTCATGGACGAGCCAGCGCTTCTCCTCGATTTCGGAGATGAGATCGGCCGAGTCCCAGTCGATCGCGGTCTCGCGCAGCGCCGACTCGTAGCTGCCGGTCGCGAAGGCGATTGCCGCGGCGCGCTTTTCCTTGTGGATCGCGCAGATCTTCGACAGCTTGATCGCACGACGCTGGATGAGGCGCTCCTCGCTCGAGAGGCCGATGCCGGTCGAGCCCATCGCACGCTTGAGAATGTCGGCGTGCTGCGCGGCGCGGATCTTCCGGTAGTCGACCTTGGTCTTGACCGAGATCTCCGAGAGCGACTCGTCGACGAAGTCGGTGTCCATGTCGACTTCGGCCGAGTCGGCGTCCATCGCGCGCTCGAGGTTCGGGATGTCGAGCATCCCTTCGTTGCCGTCGAGCTCGCGGCGGAACTCTTCCGCGTCCACCTGGAGGGGCGGGAAGATCTCCTCGCAGATGAAGCGCTGTCCGTGCCGGACTCCGGCCACGTTCGCCGCGACCGCGGGCAGGAGCTGGTACTTCCCGATTTCCGTCGATGCCGCCATGTTCGTTAATCTCCTCTCGCGTCAGTCGCGTCGATGGTCGTGTTCAGTCGGTCCCGATTACGACGGGACCGGGAAATAGAGAACTGTCAGAGTGCCGACGAAGCCGTCGACGTCGCCGCTGGCCTCGGCAACCGTGATCGATCCGCCGACAGGAACGAGCGCCCACAGCTTGCCGTTCGTGCCGACTCCGGACGTCGTGTTGACCGTGATGCTGGCAGCGCCGTTGTGTCCGTCGAACAGGTTGTCGCTCGACGTGACGGCATCGGCTGCCGAGCCGATGTCGATCGTCGACGCGCCCGTCGACACGACGCTCGGATTGAGAATCGCCTGGGCCCAAAGGGCGAGGCCGGTCTCGTTGTCCCAGTGCGCGAAGACGCCCGTCGATGCCCCGGCGCCGGTGATCGTGATGACATCGGCGGCCATGCCGGGGAGGATGCCCTCGGCCGCGATGTGAGGCGCGGCGTACGGACGGAACGAGAGCGCGATGCCGGACGTGAAGTCGTGCTCGGCCACGCCTAGCACCTTCGCGGTTCCGGCCGCGACGACCGCCTTGTGAGCGGAGTCGGAGGCGATCTCATCGCCCGCGCTGCCCGATCCGCCGGCAGTGACCATGAGAAGGTCGCTGCCGTCGAAGACCTGGCAGGAGGCCGACTCGTTGTCGCCGCACTTGTAGCGGACGATGCAGTCGGCCTCACCGCCGGCGGTCGACGGGGTGACGTCACCCGCGCCACCCGCGAAGGAGCCGAAGAGCCGATCGGCCGCGAACGCCCCGTTGGCCTTCCGCGTCACGACGTTGATGGGATGCTCGGTGTTCTGCATTTGCGTGGCTCCTGTCTCAAGTGTTGGGCGCGCCAGAGACGCGCATGATGACCGTGACGTTTCGGCCCTTGATGGCCTTGAGGTTGGTGATGTATTCGCGGCGAAGCCGCCGGAGGGCGCGCTTCATCGCGAAGAAACCGGGAGCACCGATGACCGCGGAACCGAGATCGATCTCGATCTCGTAGGCTTCCGGGGGCACCGTGGGTGCCGCGGGCACAGCGACCTCGACGGGCGATTCACTCGCCTCGATCTCGGTCGCGTCGACAGCGTCGACCTCGACGGCGTCGTCGCCGATCTCGAGCTCGGGCGAGTCGTACTTCGCGCCGCGGCGACGGCTCATCGCGTCGCTCCGTGACGGAGCTTCGCGCTCATGGCGTTGTACTCACGCCGGAAGCTCGCGTGGGACGGGGTGATGCCCTTCTCGCGCAACTGTCGCAGCGCTTCGAAGTGCACCGCGTCCTCGTCGCCCGACATGGCGGCCGTTGCCGTCGGAATCGGGAGCTTGCCGCCAGGCACCGGCGGGAACATCGCGACGAAGTCCGTGAAGGCCTTCGGCTCGACGCGCTTGCCCTGGAGGATCTGGCCGTAGAGCGCGACGCCCGCGGCCATCGGATCGCGTCCGAGGCGGCTGGCGAAATCGCGCTGGAAGATCTCCATCCGGAGCTTCACGACTTCGGCGTCGGCCGGGTTGAATGCGGTGAGGTGAGGAGCTCCGCCGGCAAGCGCCATCGGCGCGCCGTCGGGCATGTCCTTCGGGTCTTCCTCTTCCGGATCCTCGGTGTCCTCTTCGGGATCCTCGGGGTCGGGCTCAGGATCGGACGGCGCCGGCTCGGCTGCGGCCGGCTTCGGCGCCTCGTCCTTCTTCTCTTCGTCGGTGGGTTCGGTGGCGGGCGGAGCGGCCTCGGCCACAGTGGCCGGGAAGAGGTTCATCGCGGCGCTCGCCGTCGGCTGCGCCTCGAGCTTCGCTGCGATGACCTTCTGTGATCGTGCCATTGTCACTGTCTCCTGACTTGCGAGTCGCTCAATGATCGTTTCCAGTGTTCCCACTTCATCAGCGAGTCCGGCCTTAACAGCCCGTTCGCCAATGATTGTGCCACCGGATCCGAAGTCCCTCAGGACGCCCTCAGTACTGACGCCGCGGTTTCGCGCGACGCGCGCGACGAAGACATCGGCGATCGCGTCGACCTCGTCCTGCAGCGCGGCCTGGCCTTCGTCCGTCTTCGGATCGAGGCGCTTCCGAGGCGACTGCGACGAGACAATCTCCATCGATTCGACCTGCTCTTCGCGAGGATTCGCGACGACGGCGACGACGCCGATCGAGCCGAGCCCGGAGGTCGGGTCGACGATGATCTGGTCGCATGCGCTCGCGATCCAGTACGCAGCGCTGAGTGCGGCGTTGTTGACGTAGGCGACGATCGGCTTACGGCCGCGGGCGTTGAAGATGAGATCGGCGAGCTCGCTCGTGCCGTTGACTTGGCCGCCAGGCGAATCGATCGTGAGGACGATCGCGCGCACCATCGGGTTGTCGAGCGCCGAGGTGAACTCGCAAGCAACCTCTTCAATCGAGGTCGCACCGCTCATCCAGGTGAAGAGATTCGCGTAGCGGAACATCGGGCCTGCGATCGGGATGATCGCGACGCCGTCGCGCACTGAGCTGAACTGCGTGTTCTCAAGCGCCTTACCGCGCCGCGCTTCAATGGCGTCGAAGTCGACGTCGTTCTGGCGGGCGGCGATGGATAGAATCGTGTGAACCCAGTCGGGCGACAATGCCCAACGGGTCGTCGCGGCGAGCTCGAGCGCGCGCAGGCGCTGCGGCCTCCGCTTCGGCTCGCTCATGTCGCGATACATCGAGAGGTCACTCATCCCGCGTTTCATTCTGGAGGTGCCTCCTCGGTCGTCGCCGGCCGCGCGGTCATCGACTGACCGGTGACGTCGGGATCGAGATTGAGGCTGTCGCGGTCACGCAGCGCAGCCTTCACCATCAGCTCCGCCTTGGAGCGCGGAATCCCGACCCCGGCGATGATCTCTAACGCAACGTCCAATGGTGTCTGACGTGCAATCAAGCGCATGATCTGTTTGTCCGCCATCTCCGCCTGGACGCCGTTGAGGCGGTCGTCGGAGATCTGCGTCGTGTCGCTCTGGAATCGCGGCCACAATGCGCGCGGCTGCTGCGGCCAGTTGCGAAGAGAGATCTGATCCGCGACGCCGAGCGTCAACGTCTCGTCGAGCGTGTCGCTCATCGCCGGCGTCTTGTTGTCGGTGATCCCCTGCAGCGCTTCGACGCCGGCGCGAGCTCCGGACGCGCCCGACGACTGTGGCGTGCCGATGAGGTACGTCTCGAGCCAGCGCTCCATCGCCGCGATGAACGCGAACTCGGCGCGGCCTGCGCCGCCCTGCGTCGCGATGTTCTCGCTGAGGAGCTTCACCTCGGACTTCGGCTCGTCCCAGGGGACGCTTATGTAGATTTCGAAGTCAGCTGCGAGGGAGGCTTCGAAGTCGTCGATCTTTGCCTGGTTCCATGTCGACGGGTAGTAGCCGACGGGCACCGGACGGCCGAACTCTTCAACGGCCTGGATGCCGAACTCGAGGCACGTCTGGATGTACCAGAAGGGCATGTAGCAGTTGCGCCCCTCGCCCTTGCCGTACTGCGTCCACGTCGAGCCCCAGCGGAAGGTGACGATGCGCCCAGGCTCGACGGGAATGCCCATCGGTGCGAAGTCGGTGCGGAAGTACTCCTCGCCCTCGGGGCCGTAGAGCAGCGCCTCGGGAGGAATCGCGTTCAGTGAGACCGGCGCGAGGAGCTGACTCGCGGGATCGCGCGCGCCGTCAGCCGGCCACGCGAGCTCGCCCGGTGCGATGCCCGTGAAGAAGCCGCGGTAGAGGTCCCGACAGAACGAATCCTTCTGCGGGAGTCGCTGCCACCAGAGACGCAGGTCGTGCGCCATCTGCTCGCTCGTCTTGTTGTTTGGATCGCCCGGGATGATCTGGCGCTCGATCGCCATCGCGTTGTCGATGCGCCGCTCGACGAGTCCCGCGAGGTAGCCGTTCTGCTGCTGCATCTTCGCGTAGAGGACGAGGCCGTCGGGACCACCGAGCTTCGCGAGGTTCGCGTCAGGATTCTGGAGACGTCCGAACAGGACACTCGACGGACGCATCCGCCGGATGTCATAGAGGCGGGTGCCTCGTCGGATCGGTACGACGTCCGCTGCCACGACTCAAGAGTAGGGTCGTTTTCGGCGGCCCCCTGGGAGGCGCGGATTGGGATGACGCCAGCGCCTAACAGAAACTTCGGGTCAATCGGTAACTCAGTGGCGAGACGCTTACTGAGGAATCCGGTCGCGGATTTTGCTCCGCTTCACCCGAGGTATGCGAGGCGTGTCGTCGTGATCCTCTCCGAGCGGGAAGAGCCGGTGCATCATGTAGCCGTCGGCGTCGCTGAGGTGGCTGCGGTGCCACTCGGTTCCGATCGAGCCTCGGCGCCATTCACGGATCGACACGCCGTCCTCGTCCCATACGACCTGCTCGAAGTCGCGCTGCGACTCTTCGCACCTGGGCGCGACGATCGCCGCGCGCACGCCGAACGCGTTGCAGAACTTCCCGTTTACCGAATCGACACGGGCCCGCGGCGGAGGGTTCTTCTCGGGAACGCTCCGCTGGTAGTTCGGCAGCTGCCGGAAGACCTGCTCGACGATCTCCCAGGAGCTCTCGAGGTTGTCGGCGTGCGAGCTGCGATGCGTGCCCACCGCGTCACCGAAGGCGATGATCGGCCCCTTGTGCGCTTTCAGTCCCTGCCAGTTGGCCGGCAGGCCTCGGAGCTCGGGGTTCTTGTACTTCGGCTGCGAGTCGAAGCCGTCGCCGCGGTCGCCGCGCACGAGCTTCTCGGCGAGCTTGCGATCACTGAGCCTCGCGGCATAGAAGAACTCGCCGAACTTCCCGATCTTCTCGACGCCGTCCTTCCGTCCGAGCGGATGCCAGAAGCCCGCGATGCGCGGCTCTGCGTTGAAGTCGAGGCAGAGATAGAGCGTCGCGTCGTGGTCGTAACTGACCTCGCCGATGTTCTCGTCGCTCCACTCGGTGTAGGCGCGGCCGTGCTCTTCCTCGCGAACGACCTCGCCGTCGAGTCGCCGGCGTGCAGCACTCGCGCTCATGTTCGCGGCGAGCCCGTCCCGGTAGCCGCTGTCGAGGTTCGCCGCGTTGTCCGAGGTCTTCGACTGGTACCAGACAGCCTGGCCGATGCCGGCGAGAAGGAGCGGCCACTTGCGGTGATCAACCTCCGGTCCGTGCGCTCGCGGGCATTCACACTCCTCACCCTCGGAGAGCGCGTGGTAGTAGGCGCGCGCATTCTCCTCGAGCTGGTCGAGGTAGGAGTAGAGCCAGGGATGCGGCCCTCGAGGAGGGTTGAAGATCAGCGTCTTCGAGTGGTGGTGATAGAGCTTGCAGCGCTCGCCTCCACCCTTCGAACAACGCACGCGTTCGAAGATCGTGCTGATCGCTGCGAACGAAGTGTTCGCGGCTTCCTCGATTCGCGCCGATCCGAACTGCAGCGTGTCGTACTGCGTGAACGATTGATTGAAGAGCGTGCCGCACGCGGCGTGGTAGCCGGTCGGCGCCGTGAAGATTCCCCGGTAGCGCGTGATCGAAGGAATCTCGATGTTGGCTTTCGCCCACCTGCGAGACCAGGACGCGGGCGGCTTCTTGTCGAAGACGGGACGCTCGAACCCTGCGGCCACGAAGCGGTCCTGCATGGACGGAACGACTTCCTTGTCGAGCTGAATCTGGGTGTTCGTGAAGATCCCGTGCAGGAGCTCGGTCTCGTGTTGGGACCTGATCAGCGCATCGAGCCCGTGGAGCACCGACTTGCCGGAGCCGACACCACCACCAAGGAGGACGTACTTGTGCTCGCGATCGAGACAGGCGAGCGCCTGGACGTCGGAGTTGAAAACAAACTCCGCACTATCCATTGGTCCGCTTCGTCTCCAGCCAGGAGTTGATCTTCTTCCGCGCATCCGGCGAGCAGTTGTCGAGCCCGACGAGGACACCGAGGAATGGACGCGACGACAACTCGCCGTCCGGATCGGGGTCGATCGGAGGAGCAGCGTCAGTGCCGCGCGCCTTGGCGATCGCCGCCTGGTAGCGAAGAAGCGAGTCCATCAGTGAGGCGTACGGCGTATCTTTCACGCCCTTCGTCATCAGCCGCTCGAGGATGAGATCGACGCAGGTCTGCAGGCGCGCGATGTACTCCTCGACACTCTCGTTCCGGTCGCGGACGGTCGACGCGTGAGGCGTGCGCCAGCCCTCTCGGATCGCGGTTCGATCGCGGGTCACCGTCCGGCGGCATGATTCCGCGAACACCGTGGAGTTGATTGCGAGGCGACCGTCGGCCGGCTCAACGAAGAAGCCCTCCTCGATCAGCTTCGCCGCGACGATCCGATCGGGCAGGCCCCAGAGCTCGACGAGGCGACGACGCCTCGCCTCGAGGTCTTCGTTCGTCGGGCGCGTCGGTTTACGCGGCCGACGACGAGGCGCGGCCTTCGGTTTCTTCTTCGTCGCCTTCTTCGGAGTCGCGCGTTTTCGAGTTGTCATCCGTGCTATGTGTCCGGATTTCCGTCCGAGCACCCTGAAAAAGCATAGCGCAACCCAAGAGAACCAAAGGGCTTAGGGACTTGCGAATTCAACCCGGAAAAAGCCATGCAAAAAGTCTGTGCGCGCGCGGCAGTGCGCGGTGCCTTTGGGCCTTTTGGCCGGCGGCTTTCCCGTTTTAGGAGTCCCATTTTTAGGACAGGATGTTGGCATGATCCTATGTGTTAGGCGCGGCGCGAGGAGAGCTGGAGCGAGAGCCAGGGCGCCGCAGCCGTCTGCCGTCGGGTATCCCATCAGCGACGACTCTTTCTCTGCGGTTCGCTCGTCTCGGTCGGTTGTGATCATCTCGTCTCTCGACCCTGATCATCGTGTTGCCGCTGGGTGGAGGGCGACGAGGTGTTGCTCCTCGTTCGTGCTCACCTCGCATGTAGTCTCAAGGGCGCCGCGTCGAGGTCATCGGGGCTGTGCCTCGGTCGGTGCGTTGTGCTCTCGATGCGAGATCACTCCCCCACCCCCCTCCCCCCCCCATTCACCGATACCGAAAATCCTGGAAGCGCGGCGCGCGACGCTGTTTTCCGCCTCCCCTCCTACGCCGGCCACGCTTCCGCGACGGCTCATCGCAACCGCCTTGCTTCATCGCACACCACGCGCCCCTCTGGTGGAGGTGATGGCCCGCCGATGCAGGCTTCAGTCGTGCCTTGCATGCACCATATTTCGTACACGCCGATCGCCTTTCCCATCATCGCGACTTCCTGGCTGCTGCACTGCCAGCGGAAGTGCGGAGTGTCCGTACACCAGCCGCCCGTGTACTTCGGGCAGAGGGAGACGTACTCCGCGTCAGCGAGCGCTTCGACTTTCGCGGCTGCGGCCTCGCGGAGGGCACGCGCCTCATCTGCCGCGCTTACTTCCTTCACCCCCGCAGGGATCGAGGCGAAAGGCAGAGCGCCTCGATCCCTGGAGGGCGACGAAGACGCAGCGGTCCGGTTCCCGGGCTGCGTCACGCCGGGGTCCATACCGCGAGAGGGCGAGGAGGCCGTCGCGGTCACCGGGACCAGGGCGAACCCCCGTGCGCCCTGGTCATGCTGTTTGGGTTTCGAGATCTCGGCGACGACGGCGAGGAGGATGATCCCGAGGATGAACGCGAGCGGAGGGGCCCATCGCGAATCACGGAGGGAGGTCATGCGACAGCCTCCTCGCGCATCACGATCTTGCAGACGAGGCACATCACGTAGTCGCCGGCGTCGGGGCCACCCGTGACGCGCATGAACGCCTCGCGGCGCTTGTGCTCGCAGGCGTCGAACTTGATGCAACCGCAGACGGTGCAGTTCGGCACGCCGCCTGGCGCGTGGAAGGATCGGTCGTGTCGGCAGCGGCAGCGTTCGTTCATGTGGTCGTCCTCGGCGGTTAGGTCAGTGGGTCGTAGCGTGGATGAGTTGCAGCGGAGGCGAGAGATCGGCATCGCTGAACTCGTCGCGGAGCTCGAGGTACGCGCCCCAGCCAACGCGCGTCTCGCGCTGGAACTCGCGGATCTGGTCAATCGTCTCGATCACTCCGTGGGTCGCTTCCCATTCAGCCACGGCCTTCTGCATCGAGGCGTAGTCGCCTCGGCGCTCTTCGCGGGCGACGTCGTCGGGGACTTCCCGTCCCCCGACGTTCGCCTCGGTCTCGGCCTTGGTCTTTCTACGCCCCCCCGCGGAGCGGGGGGTTAGGGGGGAATCACCCGGAGGAGAAGGGGGAACCGGAGAGGCAGGCAATGCGCTTGTCAATGTCACGTCAGTGGCACCACTCATAGCAGAACCGTTAGCAGACTTGTCGCGGCCCCATCGCGACGCGGCTCCGTGCGCTCCGGCAGAAGACTTGCGCTCTCGGAAGCGAGCGAGGTCCGATCGCACCCTCTCGAGCTTGGCGTTCTGAAGCCGACCTTCCAGTGTTGGGTGCGGCGAAAAGAACTGAGAGATCAGCGGCCACAGTTTCTTCGACTCGGCCTTCCCGGTAATCGCCTCGAGCGCGGAGATCGACGCCGGAATGGAGCCTTCTAGCCACTGGTGCCCCAGAAGGCGGATATAGAATCCCTGGGCGGCGAAGCTCAGCACTACGACTCGTTCGTCGGTGTAAATGTCCTTCACGTATAGGGGCATTGCGGGGGCTTTTTCTACGGTCATGTGGTCACGTCCTCGAGCGTATAGATGAAGTCGTCGGCGCTCTCTGCCGCCCTGGCCATAGCGACGAGGTCGTCTGTGGTCACCGATGTGAGAGCCTTACGGCAGAGAGATTCGATTGTGCGGAGCTTGGCGACGTAGACGTAGTGGTGGCGCTTGATAATGTTTAGGGCGTAAGCGACCGCGGCGCCGTCGGGTCCGGAATATTTTTTGCGGTTAAAGAGAATTCCAGAAACCTTTGAAGCGGCGAGATTGACGGATGCCGGGTCGAGAACACCCTCGCGATCCCATGACAGGTAGGCCTTCGCAGCGATGCGGATTGACGTTAGAACCTCGTCGAGCCCGTAGGTCCCGATCATCTTCTTCAGCGAGCTCCGCCCCTCTTGGTTTCGCCAGGTGTACCCTCCCGTGAGGATCTCAAAGAGATGGCAGGCGGCATCGACGGTTTCCTCATCCAGACTCGCGAGTTCGACGTGCCACTGCGAGAGCATCGCGATCTGTTCGCGCCGCTCCTGTAGCATCTGCGCCTGATCATGTGCCTTGGTTACCACGGAGGAGTCGGAGAGCTCGCGATCACTCTTCCCTGCGTTACAGGAGTGGCACGCCGTGATCAGGTTGAGGATGCCCGAGGTGCCACCCTTGGCGACGGGCTTGATGTGGTCCACGCGCAGTACCGCATTCGGGGCCTTTTCCCCGCAGTACTGACAAGTGAACGAGTCACGCTTGAATACCTCGAAGCGTGTCTTCTTTGAGATTGACCGAGGCTTTGCCATTAGGCACCACCTCCGTAGATCCGCTTCTTCGCTCGCTGCTCGCGGTTGTGACGGATGTCGTCCTGCTGCAGCTTCCGCTTGCACTCGCGCGTCGGGAGCCACTTCCCGTCGCGGTAGATGCGGAAGCAGTTGGGTGTGCAGATGTGAGGCGGGGATACCGCGCTGCTGGGTTTCATGCGCGCACCTCGGGGAACTCGTTCCACTCGCGGCCGTCGAGGATGCGACCGGCGGCTTTCTTGCCGACCCGATACACGTCCGGCTGGTCGTCGTAGTGGCCTTCGTGGCATGAGAGACTCGCCTCTTCGAGAAGCCAGGAGCTGTCGAACCACGTCGCAACGTCTATGCGACCCCGCGTCCGCTCCACGCACTCCCCCGGTGCCCACTCCCCCCACTGTTTGAAGAAGAACGGTACCTCCGCGGCGCTGCACTGATCACGCAGCGAGCGCGCCCAGTCGGGGTGCATCGGGCGCGCCGTCGGTCCGCTCTCGCCGCCCGCAATCACCCAGTCGATCCGAGGCTTGGATCGCATGGAGCAACCAGCGCCGTCGTAGTCATAGCCTGCGACCCACGAAGGTCTGAACTCGATCGGCCCCAGTAACGGCTCTGCCGAGATGAAGCGCACTGCGGCTGGCGTCGATACAAGATCCGGAATCCGCTCGTCGGCCGCCTTCTGATTCTCGACACTGACGCCGAGCCAGACGTTAGGGAGCGGCTCTCGCCAGAATGCAGATGCGATGATGCGCTCGCACGCATCGACTCCGCTCTCCACCCCGAGCAGCCCAATGATCCCGTCGGCGCACGCCTCCCCGCGTTCTTCTGTGCCAGGCGCGGTTGCCCAGCGACGCATCCTCTCCGAGCGCTTCGTGAGCACTTGGTATGTGTGCTGCGGCGTCAAGGCCATGATCGCGAAGACGAGATCGATGTACTCGTCCGGCACGCTCTCGTGGAACAGATCGCTCATCGAATTCACGAAGACGCGCCGCGGCTTCTTCCAGGTGAGCGGCTCGGCCAGCTTCTCGGGAACGAGCCGCAGGTCGAAGCCCTGCTCGTACGGATGTCCCGGCACTCCGCGCCAACGCTCGGCAAACGTCTCGGCGTAGCAGTGAGCGCAGCCAGGGGAAACCTTCGTGCAGCCGCGCACGGGATTCCAGACGGCGTCGGTCCACTCGATCGAGGTCTTGCTCACGCCGTCCTCCGCTCTGCCCGTTTCGCCACCTGGAACACGCAGCCCTGGTCGTGCGCGTCGAGTTCACGGACGAGCTCGTCGACGTTTCTCACGATGAGCCCGACGCCGTGGAAGAGCCGGACGCACGCGAGGAAGTCGGCCTGCAGCTCGGTCACCCTGCCGGCCGAGGACTTACACTCGACGGCGAGCCCGTGACCGCAGCGGAGAACGCCGATGATGTCGGACGCACCCTTCGCGCCGCAGAAGTTCACATAGCGGTCGTCGACTTTCATGCCGCCGCTGTTCTGTCGCCAGGCGAACGCGCGCCGGCTGACCTTGAGGTACTCGAGGCAGGCGTCGAGGATCGCGGACTCGGGGACGTAGAGCGGCGGCGTCATGCGGCACCGCCCTTGACCCGCGCGAGCTCGGCCGCGATCACCTTGACGCGGAGACTCGTGAGTGCGTGAGGCGGGGCCATCCAGGTGAACGGAGCGACGGCCTCGTCGATGAGGCGCATCTCCTCGCGGAGAAGAACGAGCGCGTGCTCTTTGGCGTCGCGTTCGGACATCACGGCACCGAGCTCGCGCTCGAGGTCATCGATGCGACGGACGAGGTCGAGCGGCGACGAGCGGGCGGCGCGCTGCAGCGCATCCTGGGGAGAGATCACACTCCCCTCCTCGCGAGCACGTAGCTCGTCCGGTGACACTCGGAGCAGGCAGAGCCGCGCGGGCCCCTGGTCTCGATGACGACGCGCCGGTCGCAGTCCATGCAGTACGCCGTCGTGAGGCAGACGTGCTCGTCGATCTCCTCATACACACCGAGGCAGATCGGGCAGAGGTAGCGCCCCGTCTCGACCTTCACTCCGAACCCGAAGACGTCACGGATGAACTCGAGCAGCGAGGAGAGGAGCCCCAACGGGCGGCGCGCCGCCGAGGCTCCCGGGAGGTTGGTCGCCGTGGCCTGGTGAAAGGACGAGGAGACCGAGGAACGCCGCTGCGGGAACGAGAGGATGTCAGGCATTGCCCACCTCGTAGATCGGGGTGACCTGGAGAACCTCAGGGCGGTTGTCGTCGCCCGCCTCTTCGATGAGCGTCACGGGAAGGCCCTTGTGTTTCGCCATCTTTGCCAGCTCGTAAGCGCCTACCGACCGCGTCCTGTGGGTCACGTTGTCCGAGGTGACGAACGTGTAGTAGCCGGCCTGCATCGCCTTGTAGCGGACGATCCGAAGGGACTCGGCGGAGACGTAGGTGAGCGCCCCCTCCTCGGCCTCAGCGAAGATGTCCTCGTCGATGACGCGCTCGGGAGGCGTCGCGAGGAGATCCTCGGGAACGTCGAGCTCGGGGATGTCGAGGACGGGATCGGGATCGAGGGACTCGGCGATCGCGGTGTTCACCTCCGCAGCGTTAGGGCCGTGATAAGCAGAAGGAACCGGCGCCGCACCCAGCATCCTCGCCGCCCCGTGCCTCTCCTGCGCTTCGGCGAGCGTCACACTCGGCGGGTACATGTGCACGATGTGATGCACCCGCGTCTTCCCCTGGTACTCGATCGGCCTGGGCGCGCGGACGAGCGTCACGGGGATGCCGTGGATCCGCCCGTAGATCGTCGTCAGCATGTTGATCCCGTCGCGGATGTTCGCGGCGGAGTACTGCGAGCCCGTGTCGAGCTGCCAGTAGCCGGAGATGTCGATGTCGGGGAGGATGAAGCGCAGCCGCGCGATCATCTTGCACTGCTTGCCCGACGCCCACTGTGCGCAGCGGTTGCTCTTCACGCACGTCGTGCGCGGCGACCAGATGCCGGTGTCCGGATCCATCCGGTCAGCGGTCTCGCCGTTCCCCTGGCAGAGCATCCGGCCACCGCCCCACCATTCGTAGTTCTCGCTGAAGGCTTCGAAGCGATCGGCGGACACGAAGACGACGTTGCCGAGCTCGAGCGGCTCGTCGCCGTAACGCTCGCGGATCTTCGTGAGGAGGTTCGCCTGCATCGCCGCGGGCAGAGCGTCCGACGGGTCGACGATGAAGTGCTTCGCCTCGATCGGGTAACCCTTGCCGGTGGTGTCACGCATCCCGAGGCGGATCTTGCCGAGGCGCGGCAGGCCGCCGCGGTCGGAGACGCCGGGGATCGTGTTGAATCTCCGGCGCTGAGTAGGTGTGGAGAGGTCAGTCGTCATGATGTTCTCCCTATGCGGCGATGTCCTTCGTTTGCTTGGGGTGGTTGCGGTTGACGCTGATACCGGCCATTCGGAGCAGCCCGACGATCGAGCCGCGTGGGATCCGGAGCTTCTTGCTGATCTCGGTGTACGTGAGGCCGTCGAGGTAGAGCTCGGCGCAGCGCGACGAACGCTCGCGGCGCTCGCTCACGTCGGGGGTATCGGCAAGGTAGTAGCGCCGCCATGCTGCGAGGTGGCGCATCCGGAGCATGCCCTCCTCTTCGACGGCGATCTCGAACTCGCGGGCGAGCTCGCCGAGGACGGCGCGCTGCTGGCGTTTCGCGAAGGAGCTCGACACACCCAGCTCCTCGGCGACCTGCTGCCGGGAGAAGTTCTTCTCGGCTGCGAGGGCAACCGCGCGCTCCCGGAGCTCGTCGTAGTCGCGACCCGACTCACGGATCCAACGAACCTCGAGAGCGCGCGACTTCGAGCGCGCAATGCCGGCGCCCGTGACGCAGCGATAGACCCACTTCACGCTTGGTGCGGGAGCGCCGAGGCGCGTGCCGATCTCGCGGCTCACGGCGGGACAGCCGAAGCCCTGGAGGTAGAGCGCGACGGCGAGCTTGACGTGGCGGGTCGTGTAACGGCGGGCGCTCGAGCTAGTCATCGGGTGACTCCGGGAAGGAAGGAGTGGAGGCCGGTGTGAGCGAAAACGTCGGTGCATTCGCGGAGATCGAGGTCGTCGGTGAAGAACTCGGCGCCGCAGTGCTTCGACGGCGTGGCGTCGGCAGTCGTTCGATCTGCGCTGAACGCTGCACGGATGATGGCGTCGGCGACCTTTCGAGTCAGGCGTCCGGAGCGAATAGCGCTCGCGATCTGCTGACCCGCGGCAAAGGTCGAGGTGGACATCCGAACGACGTCAAGCTCCGCCTGACACTGTTCGAGCGCAGCCTCAGCTACTGAAGAATCCACCTTGATCGAGATCTCAGGCTTCGCCTTCCCCATCTCCTCCGCCACGCACCACAGCACGAGGTAGCCGAGCAGATCGCGCACCGTGTCCTCGTCGGGGCTGGGTGCCGTGCCGAGGTTGCGGATGCGGCTGAGCTTGTCGTCGATGCGGACGGCGATCCCGGCCGAGCGATCGGCCCGCGAGAAGATGCGGATCGGATCGAGCGCCGAGTTGCCGTAGCGGTCGTTCTTCTCGAGGAGCGTCGTCTCGATCACAGAGAGGACGCTCCGCAGATGTTCTGCGAAAGTCACGCGCCGGCCTCCGTCTTGTCGCTCAACCAGCGGCGGAGCGTCGCGATCTCGAGGCGAAGCATCTCTTCCCGCTCGGCCGCGTCGACGAGCCGCAACATGAGGCCGTGCTTCTCCAGCTCCAGCTTCCCGATCTCCTCGCGCGCGACGGCGCGCTCGTTCCGGAGGCACGCGTTCTCGTTCTCGAGGGAGAGCCAGGCGATGCCGGGCTCCGTGAGCGCGATGCGGCTCTCGTCGATGAGTGAGTTGAACTCGCCCCCGATCGCGACGCCTCGCGCGAACGCGGTCGGGTCCTTCGCTGCGAACTGCAGAACCTTCTCGATGGTGCTCATTCGCTTGGCTCCTCCCCTGCTGCCGGCGCGCCATCCGCAGGCGCCGGAGCTACGGTCACGCGGCGACGCGTGCCGCCCGTGTTCGTGTAGTACTTCCCGTCGATGCTTCGCTCGAGGTCGATGAGGCCGAGCTCACCCACTTTCATCCGGAGGAATCCGCGGCGCAGCTCTCCGTCAGCGTGGACGCAGTCGGCACAGCGGCGGGTAGCATCCGCAGGGCGGCCGCAACCGCGGCAGTGGTGGGTGAGCTCGGTCGTCATAGGTTCACCAGCACAGTCACGCCGCCGGTGACGGGCGCCTCCTTGATCAGGCGCTCGAACGTGACGACCTCGCTCGAGATCGCCTCCTCCTCCGCGAGATCCATCTCTGGCGCGATGAGTCCGAAGAGCACCTTCCCGTCAGCCGAGACGTTGATGTCGACCTCGACCGCGAACTCCTGCGGCGAGCCGAAGCGCGTCAGCGGAAGGATGACGTCGAACTCCGCCGGCAGCTTCACCTCGGCGGTGCCCGACTTGAGCGAGACGTTGAACGCGATCGACGACGCGCCACCGTCGCGGAGGACGAGCGGCGAGTTCGTCGCCTTCGTGTTGGCGTCGAGCGAGACGCGCTGGTAGGCCGAGAAGATCGTCGCGTACTCGGGGATCGAGGGGCGCAGCCGCTGCAGCGCGCGGAGGAACTCAAGGTGCGAGAGCTTCGTGCCAGCGGTGAGAACCTTGCGGAGCTCCGCCCACTGTGGCGAGTAGCGCCGGGTGTAGCAGTGCTCGGTCGCGACGCGTCCGGTCTCCAGAACCGACGCCTCCGCTGCCCCGTCCCCGTAGGCGAGCGTCGTGTTGCCCGGGAGAAACGTCGCTCCGTAGGAGGAGAAGACGACGACGGCCCCGCCGGTTTTGCTCGCCTCGAGGCGAACGAGTCGCGCGAGGCTTTCGATCTCCGAAACCGTGAGCGGCTTCTCGCGCGGAATGAAGGCGACGCGCTCGTACCGCTGCTCGCTCGGCGTGTAGAGGTAGGCGTCCTTCCCGTTGACGGTCTCGATCGTGACCGTCTCACTCGGGATCGTCGTGCTCTGGATGTGCTCGAGGAACTCAGCCAGCATGGGTCACCTCTGGCGTGGTGGTGAGCGACTTCGGGAACTCGAGCTTCCGCTGTGCGGGGTCGTCGAGTGCGAGCGAGCCGTCGCGGTCGACCCACGCGGTCAGAGGGAACGCGGCGACCTTCGGGAGCCGGGTCTCCACCGAGGCGGTGACGAGCATCCGGTTTTCCTTCGGCTCGAAGGTGAGCTCGATCTTGAGCTTCGCCTTCTTCGCGGCGAATGAGGCGCGGCGATGCGCCTGGTCGTAGGCCTGCTCGATCTTCTCGAGCAGCACTCCGCGCTCTTCGTCGAAGACCGTCTCGACGGAGTGCAGTAGTTGATCAAACGTGAGTGCGGATTCCTTCATGCGCCTTGAGTCCTTTCGTGTTAGGGGTTGTGAGTTGTCGGTTGTCAGTCCGTGCGCTCGATCGCCACGTAGACGGACGCCATGCCTCCCCGGCGAGTGATGCGTTCGCGTTCGGTCTTCACGATGAGAGCGCCACCTGGACGATCGGGATCGGCGAGCTTGTTCGTCCTGGCGCACACCGAGGGGATCCCGATCTCGAGCTCGACGTCGATCTCGTCCATCGTTGCCCCGTAGCGGCCGCGGCGCTTGTACGCGAGGAAGACGCGCCGCTCCTGGGTGAGGCGGTGCGGCTCGATCTCTTCGGCGGCCTTCACCGACGTATCACTCGTCGGCTGGAACGGCGCGGTGAGCGGCGCGTACTTGTCGCGGAGTGGTTGCTCGGTCGCGTACTTCGTGCCGAGGAAGCCGAAGCCGATCTGATCGTTCATGCCGTCACCCCGAGCGTCTGCTGCTCGGCGAGCGGTTCCGTGATCGGCGATTGCCCAGGCACGTAGAAGGTTGGCTCAGCACACACGAGGTGCTCGATCTGCGAACCGTTGAACTGGTACTTGTGGCCGCGGAGGATCGGCCGCTTGCAGATCGCGCAGACGCGCGACGAGCGCTTACGAATCACTCCTCCGCACATCGGACAGGTCTTACTCATCGCGCGTCTGCCTCCTCTCTTAGTCGCCGTAGCCGTCGCCGGAGCCGTCGCCGGAGCCGTAGCCGTAGCCGGAGCCGTAGCCGTAGCCGTCGCCGTAGCCGTAGCCGTCGCCGTCGCCGGAGCCGGAGCCGTAGCCGGAGCCGGAGCCGTAGCCGGAGCCGGAGCCGTA